GTATAAGACGAAATTAAAAATTTCAAAAAAAGAGTATAAAGAAAAACTAAAAAAAATTAAACAGAGTAATAAATAAAAATAAATATTGGATAATAAATTTTTAGAATATTAATTAATAAATTGGAACAAATTAATAAAATAGACCAAAAACACGAAAGGAATTTTATATGAAGTTAGTAGATATGTTGAAAAATGAAGGACAAAATTTAAAAGATGATATAACTAAAAGAACTGATGCCAAGGAATTATTAATTTCTGCAAAATTTAGTGATGGTCATATCCATCATATCTTACCAGATCAAAAAGTTGCAAAAGAATTAGTAGAGGATATAGCTCCTCACGTCAATCTAGAATTTTCATCAGGTGGACAAGGTTCAACAAAGGATCCTCCCTCTGAGGTTGTATTTCACAATAGACAAGCAATTGGAGATGTATTAACATTTACATCAGCAGTTCGTGATTTTAAAGAAGCATTTCCAAATACAAGGGTCGGAGTAATTTCAACAGCTATGCATATTTGGGATAATAATCCAAATATAGATCATCAGTTTAAAGATGCAGATAAGGTTGTTAAAATAGGTCCAGGTTTTCTTACGAATAAATCAAATTACTGGAATCATCATATGTGTAATGCGTTTCGTTTGGATATTCAAAATAAATTAGGTGTCAAGTTTTTACAGGGACCAATTAGACCTGATATCTGGATGACAAAAGAAGAAATGCAAAGACCTCCTATTATTGATGGTCCTTATTGGATTTTTATTTATGGAGGTGAACCTGGATGGCCAACGAAGCAATATCATAGATGGCAAGAAGTTATTAACTGTTTAAGGAATGATATTAAGATTGTACAACTAGGTGTCAAGTCTCATCCATATCCTGTATTAAATGGTGTAGTAGATTATGTAGGAAAGACAGAAAATAGAGATACTGGTATTCGTGATTTATTTAATATCTTTCTTCATTCACAAGGAAGTTTTGGTCTTGTATCTATGCATATGCATCTGTCTGCTGTTTTTGGTAACCCTTGTGTTGTTGTAGCAGGAGGTCGAGAACCAGCATGGTTTACCCACTATTATGGTCATCAATATGTTGAAAGAAATGGAACCTTGCCCTGTGTACAACATACTGCATGCTGGGCGTGTAAATTAGAAGGATGTAAAAATCTTGTAAGTTTTGAAGATAGAAAAATTCCTAAATGTGTTGATATTATTGAACCTGAAGAAATTGCTACAGCAGTTAGAAATTACTATACAGGGGGCAGATTAGAATATGGAAAGAAAATTCCAAACACATTCTTTAAAAATATTACAGGCGAAAAGAGGGTTTTTGTTGCACCAAAACCTGAAGCTGTTGATGAAGATTTATTAAATAAGTATGGATTTAAATGGGGTGGTGGTAGTGTAACAGATAGAGATTGGTTATTTATCAGAGATATCTTTAAAAAGTATAATGTAAAAACTGTTATTGAATTTGGTTGTGGTTTGTCAACCTTACTTTATAGTACATTAGTTGATAAAGTAATATCATTTGAAACGCAACCTGGATGGATTAAGAAAATTTCTAGTATGATTCCTAAAGATAAAGATGTTAAAATCTATCATTGGGATGGAAAGAATTTTAATCTTCCTCTAGGAGAACCAAATAGATTTGATTTTGCATTTGTTGATGGACCCGCCGGAGGACCAAATAGGGAATGGTCAACGAAAGCTGCGTCAGAATTATCTGACCTTGTTGTTGTTCATGATGCTGGTCGAGTTCCTGAAAGAGAATGGCAGAAAAAACACCTAGAAGGTAAATATACAATGAAATCTAAAGGTGGGCACCGATGCCATTTCTGGGTCAAGAATGAAAGTACAAATCCAGAAATACCAAAGTTAGAGCAACGAGAGATAGCTAAAATTGATGTAGATACACAGAAACCATTAGCAAGAGTTATTTCCACATGTCGTGGATATGGGGGAAGTGAAAGATCAACTCTCTATATTATGAAAATGTTAAGAGAAAAAGGTTATAGAGTTGATCTTATATCAACAGGTAACATCTGTACTCCTTATTTAAATGATATACCAGAAGGAGTACGAAAAACAGATTGGTCAACAATACAAGAACCTGCTGATGTAACTATACTTTATTGCAGTGATACGATCTGGGGATATCACAAACCACCGTGGACTGATGTTATGCCAACATTAAATACTAAAAGAAAGGTTATGGTATTAAACTTTAAAATTGGTGGAGCAGGAAATGTTGAATGGACAAAAGGATGGGATAAGTATATGTTTCTTAGCTCAGAACACGAAGGTGAATTATTACAAAGACTTCCAGATGTTAAAACAGTTGTTATGCCTCCACCAACAGATCTTACAGAGTATTTTAAAATCCAACCCAATTATGAGTTTCCTCTTAGACTTATTAGACATAATTCACAACGCGATGCAAAACATCATCCAAATACAAATACTCATATTAGAGAAGTTTTAAGAATGGATAACTCAATTCAATTTCATTACATGCCGGCATTTAGTGAAACATTTGAGCATCCAAATATCTTTAAGTTTAAGGTAAATGAATTGAAGGTTCATGATTTTCTATCTCGTGGGAACCTGTTCATGTACAAATTGCCTGACTCGTACACAGAGGGCGGTCCAAAAGTGATCCTTGAGGCGATGGCGAGCGGTCTTCCTTGTATAGTTGATAACCACTCTGGTCCTAAAGATAGGGTTGATGATAATACAGGTTGGAGATGTGATACGTGGGAAGACTACAAAAGAGTTATTCAAGAGGTTTTAGACAATCCCCTTCTGTTAAAAATCAAGGGACGTGAAGCTAGAATAAAAGCTAAAAAAGAATTTTTACCTGAACGATGGATTGAGGAGATATTGAAATGAGAAGTTCATATAAAGAGAATAATTATGGTGATGTTTTATTGTCTCTTATAATTGGGAAGAAACCAGAGATGTGTGTGGAGGTTGGAGTTTTAGATGGTTATAGCACTTTGCATATTGCTCGGGGTCTAAAATTTAATAAAGAAGTATCTGGAGTTGAGGGAAAATTATGGTCCTGGGATTTATGGGATGAATATGAATATAAGCATGGAAATGAGGATGAGGTTCAAAAATTAATTGATGATGAAGGACTTACAGATTTTGTTAATTTAAGTTCAGGTGATGCATTTGATGTTTCACATATAATTGCATCTCGTACAGTTGATTTTCTTCATGTTGATATAAGCAACAATGGAAATATATTAAAGAAAGTTATGAATTTTTGGAGTCATAGATTGAGAGAATGTGGGATAATTGCATTTGAAGGGGGAAGCGAAGAAAGGGATAATATTGAATGGATGGTTAAATATCATAAACCTAAGATAAGAGAAGAATTAAAAAATAATAAAATAATAAAAGAAGACTTTGGATATTATATAATGTCTGCTTTTCCTTCAATGACAATATTTCAAAAGAAAGGATGTTTAAATGAAATCTATAGATGATTTTCATAAGTATTATGAAAAAAATAGAATGTGGGAAAATACAAAATGGTTGGGTATTCCAATTTGGAAATTGCCATTTGATGCATTTGTTATCCAAGAATTAATATATAAGGTTAAACCTGATTATATTATTGAGACAGGAACCGGATTTGGCGGTTCATCAATTTTTTATGCTTCAATTCTGGAGTTGATGTATCATGGTCAGGTTATAACAATAGACACTGATCATACAAAACTACAACTTTCTATGTGTTATAATTCTGGTGTTCTATCGAGAATAAATTGCGTTACTAGAAATAGTATTGATCCTGATATAGTTAAAGTGGTTAGTAGATATGCTACCAATAAACGATGTATGGTTATTTTAGATTCATGGCACAGTTATGATCATGTTTTAAAAGAGATGGAATTGTATTCACAATTTGTTGCAGTTGGTTCTTATATGATAGTAGAGGACTCACATGTAAGTGGTCATCCAGTGAAATGGGAATATGGGAAAGGTCCTTTTGAGGCAGTGAAGAAATTTTTAAAAACAAATGATGATTTTGAGATAGATAAAGAATGTGAGAAATTTCTCATGACATTTAATCCCAATGGATATTTAAGGAAAATAAAATGAGTTGTCCTACGTGCAAATCAACGGAAATTTACGTATTAGGGACCACGACATCCACAATGGATTCAGGTTGGTTAAAATGTTATTGCTGCGGTCAGGTTTTTCGAGTTTATAAGGGATATAAAGATGACAGTAAAAACAGTAAAAATCTAAAATAAAGGAAATGTAAGGAGATTGAAATGATACCCCTATTTAAGGTAATGATGAGTGAGAAGGTACGAGAGCCATTAATTGAAACTTTGTATTCTGGTTATATAGGACAGGGTCCAAAAGTAACTGAATTTGAAATTGCTCTTTCCAATAAATTTAATAATCCATATGGATTAACAACATCTGCAGGAACACATGCTTTACATTTAGCTTTACGTTTATCTGGAGTTGGACCCGGCGATGAGGTTATTACAACCCCTCTAACCTGTACAGCAACAAATTTTCCAATACTTATGCAGGGTGCTGATATTGTATGGGCAGATGTTAAAGAGGATTTTAACATTGATCCTCTTGATGTTGAAAGAAAAATAACCGAAAAAACAAAAGCTATTATTTGTGTGCATTGGGGAGGATATCCCTGTGATATGAAGGAGTTACATGATATCGCAGTGAAACATGATATTAAATTAATTGAAGATGCTGCTCATACTTATGGTTCAACTTATTGTAAAACCATTATAGGAGATTGTAAATATTCCGACTTTGTAATGATGAGTTTTCAAGCAATAAAACACCTTACAACAGTTGATGGTGGCGTTTTATTTTGTCGAAATTATTCTGATTATGAAAGAGGAAAGCTTCTAAGATGGTATGGTATTAATAGAGAAAGTTTACGTCGGGATATGAGATGTGAGGAAGAGATTTTAGAATATGGTTATAAATATCATATGAGTGATGTTTGTGCTACCATTGGTTTATATAATATGAGTTTAGCTGACGAGAATGTTAAGAAGTGTCAAGAGAACGCTATCTACTATAATAAAGAGCTATCTAATATTAGTGGAGTCAATTTAACTCAAACTAAAGATGATAGAGAGTCATCATATTGGTTATATAGTTTGCTGACGAAAGACAGAGATGGATTTTCAAAAATGATGACTGATAGTGGTATTCACGTCTCCAAGGTGCACGAGCGAAATGATATACATGCTTGTGTTAGAGATTTTGAGTGTGATAGTTTACCTGTACTAAATTCCATTAATAAAGAATTAATATCAATTCCAGTTGGTTCATGGGTGGATGAAGAATCTAGAGAATATATTGCACAGAGAATATCGGAAGGATGGTAAATAAAATGGAAGTAACATTTAAACATGGTGGCGGATGTGGAGACATGATTTATGGTCTAGCTACTATGTATAATCTTGGTGGCGGAACTCTTCATTTAAATATTGATCAAGATAAGAAATTTTATAGATCATTATTAGAAGCTCAACCTTATGTAAAGGGTCTGATATATCATTCCTTCCTTGCACCCCAGTGGAAAGCATTTGATGTAGTTTATAATTTAGATGAATTTAGAAACCAACCATTTAACACTTATACAATATTAGAATGTCATGCGATGGCATTTAAATTAAATTTTAATTTAGATGCTCCCTGGTTATTCAATATTCAACCTAAATATGTTGCTGATATTATTATCAATGATACAGGCAAATTGAGGTGGGAAGGTATTACAATTGATTGGGAAGAACTTCGAGGATTTGAAGATAGAGCAGTATTTGTTGGTCTTGATCATGAGTATAAAAACTTCTGTGAAAATAGAAAATATAATATTAAGAGATATGAGATAAAAGATGCTATGGAGTTTGCTGAAATTATTAAAGGATCAAAGTTTTATTTGGGTAATCAGTCAACAGGACTTGCTATAGCTGAAGGATTAAAAGTTCCACGATTTGCAGATTTATATTTAGGAAGATCCAAACAATATCCCAAAGGAAAGACAGGTCATTGGAAATTAGAAAGTGAATTGGTGAGGAGGTATTTAGATGTCTAAAGTATTTTTAGTTTTTGGACCAGAGAGTTCAGGAAATAATTTAACATCATTAATATTAAAGACGATGTCCTGCTATTGGGAAGAACCTCAACTGTTGGACAAATTTATTGTTGGAGAAATGAGTTTAGCTGGAATTACTGATAATCCAAATTTAGTGTTAAGACGAAGTGTTCCTTATGGAAGAGAATGGTTTGATCCAACGACTGCTTCTTTAGAATTTGAAAGATGCGGATATAAAATGTACACTATTGTTTTACAAAGAGAGTGGATGGCAACTATGTTATCTAATTATTATCATAGAGCTTCAGATGTTGGAGAAGCTTGGAATACATTAGTTTCAGCAGAAATACATATTGCAAAATTCTTACATTTGCTTAAACCATTTTATATTTTAAATACATCTGCATTAATGAAGGATCCTGAACCTTGTATAAAAGGTCTGGAAATATTTACAGGACTGAAATGGCCAAAAGATGTTCCTTACAATAGTATTATAAAAGATTCTGATATTGGAAGACACCAGTTATTGTTAGATCATGGATTTAATTCTATTGACCGGATGATACATAAGAAGTATATAACAAGACCGAAAGCAGTGGTGAAGAGAACTAGTGCAAAAGAGAGATAGGAGAATAAAATGGTTGTAGAAAGTAATAAATTTCATCTAAATGATTTTCCTTTGAGAGCTGATAAAGCAATAGTTGTAACATCTTGGGATGGTCATAGATTATTTCTTAAAAAGACACTAGAAAAATATATGGAAACTGGAGCTTATGTAATATGTAGTTATGATTGTAAGGGAGAGTTTCCAAGTTCTGATATTATGAAAATTCCACACTCTTGGGTATTTAAACATAGAACTTATGGAGCAGATAAAAGAATTGGTTGGTTATGGGATACAGTCTATGCTGCTGGTGTGTTATTAAGAATGAATGAAGTGAGAGTTGTATTTACAGCAAACGGAGATTGTATATGGGAGAATCCAAAAGGAATAAATGATATTGTTAAATTACTGGGTAATGATTGTGATATGATGGCATCCTCTACTGAACCAAATCTAACTCATACTTGTAGTGTTATGTTTAAAGCGTATATATATCAAAGACTTGCGGATTTTATTACAGACACTCTAAAACATAATATACCAAAATCATATAGTCCAGAAGTTATCTTAAGAGATTTTATAAATCATAATAATATCAAAAATGGGATTGCTCCAATACAACCAATCTATCCTCCTAATCATAGATATAAAGGAGTGGATCATTATAATGCATATGAAGAAGATAGCACATGGAAAAGAATTTTGGGATTTAGAAATCTTGGAGCTGAACATAAACAATCACCTGTAGAACATTTAGAACCTATTCCAAAAAAATATATTGATTTCAAACACGACTATTTTACAAAGCATGAAATGGTGTTACATAAATATTATGAAACAAATGATAGAAGATGGTTATATAAATATTGGGCAGAAGGAGAGGATTCATATTGGAATAGAAGATATTATCCAATAGAATATTATGGAAAGGAACCACTACATGATGATTCAAAAAGGAATGAGCTTGGACCTCCATCTGAAAGATTAAACCATTTCATTAGACAAGAGTTTCAATCATTTGTTTTAAAGGATGAAGAATATTATGAGAAATGGAAAGATGTAATAGAAGGGAGTAATTAATGACAATAACTAGAGCTTTATTGAAGGATGAAAAAATATCTGCTAAAGATCGTGCATATTATAAAGATATTTTGAAGGGTTATGAAGAATGTGACAAATTTGCTATTAAGGCATTGAAACCTTTGGGAATACTATTAACCTCGCATCCTGGAAATAGACCATTTCTAACAGCATCAGTTAAATCTCATAAGAAGCTTGGTTACTGGTTAGCAGTTGTTTATGATAACTATTGGAATCCCATTCATAAGGGTGCCTCATTTGATGGTCTAATGCCAAAGAGAGAAGTGTTTGATGAAATTGATACATTTATAATTTCAAGATATCAAACCTGGGGTGGAGTTCTATACCCTTATTTTTGGTGTTTAAAATTTGGTCTTCAAACCATGGGTAGTTTTGAATATGTTTATTGTGCAAATGGGGATTGCATATTAGAGAAACCTGAAAACTTTAACCAACTAATGGATATGATGGGTGATGCTGATATATTTGGAGTTGGTTGGGAGGAGAATAATAAAAGACCCCTATTTAATACAACTGGATTTATTGCTAAAACTGTTGCTATTAATGCTATGATGAAACACTTTCAAGATCATTTAATTCCTTTAGACAACTATGAAAAATACGCTCAACAGATGGGGAATACAGAAGCACGTTTTGCTAGAGCTATAATAGATTTGGATTTGAAGTGTGTTAAACCCAAAGAAAATCCATTCAATACACAAGTATGGAAACCTGGAGTCGGGACTTGGTATAAGACTGTAGGATTTAGACATATTCATGGTGAGTATAACTATCAAATGAGATATGGAAAAAAAGAAGAAATCCCTTGGGATTATATTGATGAAAAATATTTAAATAGAAAGAAATAAATAAGAACAAAATATAAAATACCAATATAACGACTAGAGGGGTTCCTATTATATGCTAAGAGATAATATTATAAGGAGTATTAGCGGAAGTAGTAATATCCAATGGAGAGGTTCTTGGTCTGATGGTACTGCTTATATTATAAATGATCTAGTTGAGAATAATGGGAATTCTTATATATCAACAATTAATCACACTTCGACAATTAATGATGAACCGGGTGTTGGTGTTAATTGGACATTAAATTGGGATTTATTTGCTTCAGGTGGAGCAGATGGATCTGATGGTGCACCAGGTGTGGATGGTGCTGATGGAATTGACGGAGAGAGTTTCACCTGGCGTGGTTCTTGGTCTATAGATACCACATCTTATCTTATCAATGATGTAGTCTATAACAATAGAAGTTCTTATATTTCAATAAGTGATCATAGTCCGTCATTAGATACTGAACCAGGCGATGGAACATCTTGGATAACTGTTTGGAATCTAATGTCGTTGGGTGGTCAAGATGGTATTGATGGTGCAGATGGTATTCCAGGTGCTCCAGGTGTAGATGGAATAGACGGAGAAGATGGTGCTCCAGGTGTAGATGGTACCGATGGAAGAGATGGAACTTTTACTAGATGTGATCAATTAATTCTTGAAATGGAGATGGAGTTTAAAACTTCATATCTATGCTACTATAAAACGTTTACATATGATTCTAGCAAACAATTAACTGATATAGATATATGGAGCGATTCTACAGCGAATGTAAGATTGTTTCATAAAGATTTCTTATATGATTCAAAAAAGAATTTAATTCAGACTGATTTAACAAGAATTTCAGATGGAGCATTATTAACAAGTATATTTAATTATAATTCTTCTAAACAGTTAATATCAATAGAAAGAACAGGATATTGTTCTTGTAGTTCTAGTAGCAGTTCGATATCAATTTCTTCATCATCTCAATCTATTAGCTCAAGCTCAAAATCTAGTTCAAGTTCTGTCTCATCTAGTTCAAGCTCAAGTTGGAGTTCAAGTTCATCATCTATTTCATCAAGCAGTAGATCAAGCAGTTCAATTTCAAGTTCAAGTAGTTCTGTAATTTTTGAGATGGTGAGAATTATACATAGTGGAGAAGAGAGAATAACACATGATGGAGATTTAAGGTTACTATATTAAGAGGATATTAAAATGGCCAAAACAATACCACAATTAAATCTACCTTCACTTCCTTTAAATGATAGTGATTTATTAGAAGGTTCCCAAGATAATACAGCATCTGTTAAAATAAGTATCTTAGAACTAGAGGGTAAAATTTTAGATGGTGCTACAAAAGTCTGGACTTATACTACAATAGTTAGTACAACATCTGGAACTTCAATAACTGTGACTACATCAATTCCATCCGATGCTATGGAGGTTGAAGTAATGCTAAATGGAGTAAGCACTAACACAAGTAGTCAACCTCCTGTTATAAGACTTGGAGACGCGGGTGGGGTTGAATTGACTGGATATACTGGGGTTGTTAGGGGTCCAAATGGAGAATCTGCTGTTACAGATGGATTTTATACATTTAGGGTAAACGCTTGGAATGCAGCTGATATAGTATCTGGTAGATTTAGATTAACAAGGTGGGATCCGAATTTACATTTATGGATGGCAGATGGAATATCAAATATTATATCTAAGTTGAGTACATTTTCGGGAAGGAAAACTACATCACAGTCATTAACTACAATATCTCTATCAACGCCAAGTGGGGTAGCAACATTTGATTTAGGATCTGTAAGGGTAAGATATAGATAATTGGTATTTAACTGTATTAAAAGTTAGAACAAAATGAAAAGGAGAATGGTTTAATTATGAATGATAATGAACCTATAATCAAACTATTAGAAAAAGATGAAAGAACAGAGAAGAAAGTTCATAAGATGGATCCAAATAAAACTATCTATGAAATGATGCGTGTTAAAATAGATAAACTTTTAGATGATTTTATAGAATATTATTATCCAAAAGGTGGTCGTTCTATTACAGTTACTATTGAAGTAGGAAAAGAAACTGGAACAGATTCTCACGAAGATGAATTTGAATATAGTGATACTATGAAGGTAGTTCATAAAGTTGGAATCAAATGATAGAATGTGATGGTTGCACCCTTTGTTGTAAATTTCCAGTGATACCAGAAGTGAACAGCAAAGTTAATGAATATTGTCAATATTGTAAAGAAGAAGTTGGTTGTGAAATTTATGAAGAAAGACCAGAATCTTGTCGTATATATGAATGTGCTTGGAAGCAGATGATAAGTCAAATGTTAATTGTTAGTAAAGAATTGAGACCAGATAAATGTCATGTCTTATTTGAAAAATATTCTGATAATGTAATTGTAGGAGTTACAGAAAAAGAATTATCTTTATTAGTGTTAAACCAAATAAACTTTTTCAGGAGGGAAGGAATATCTATCTTAATTGTTGACTATAATAAAAAGTCAAAAACCTTCTTTTTGGCAGCAGGACATAATAGAGACTTTGTAAGGGAGCAAATTAATGGCGGCACCAAGCTACACAGAAGATTTAAGTGATATAGCAACCGGGGATGAAGCGTCAGGTTGGGTCGAATTAACCGGAACAGATCAGGATAGTGAAGTATATAATGTTCAAGGTGCCCCCGCTTATCAAGATGGTGAATATCCATATATTCAAGGAAGTTATGCTGTTACACAGGACACAACTAAAAATACTGGTATTGGTTCTTTAGCTTATAATTCAGGTGGTATAACAGTTCCTACTGATGGAGCAGTATTTGTATGGCATAACTATTCTTCACCATTTGCTTTTGGAACTTACGCTCAAGGTGGATTTAGAATTGTTCTCGGATCTGGTTTGAGTGATTTTAATGTTTGGTACACAGGTGGACAGGATAGAGATAGTTATCCTTATGGTGGATTTGTAAATCATGTAGTAAATCCAACGATAACAAGAGACAATTGGGCAGGTACAACCACAGGTACAATAAATTATGTTGGCAGTGCTGTATATGTACTAACTGGTCCTGGTAAGGGCGAACCCCACCAGGTAGATGTAATGAGATATGGTCGTGGTTCTGCGATATTTGAACTTGGTGATGATGTTGGGGGTGGATATGCAACAATTGCTGGATTTGCCACACAAAATGATGATCAAAATAACAGATGGGGTTTGATACAGGCAACTCCTGGTGGTTATCTTTGGAAAGGACGTATGCAGCTTGGATCAGTATCAAATCCTGTTTATTTTGTAGATACAAATAAAGCTATATTTATTCAATGGACTCCAAAAGTTACAGCAAATTTTAACCTAATTGAAATTATTAATATAGACTCATATGTTTCAATGGTTGGTTTTACATTTCAGGTATTAGATACAAGTACAGCATCACGTGGACGATTTTTAATGTCATCGCCTGCTACTGTTTATATGGATTCATGTACGTTTATAGATATGGATACATTTATATTTGATTCAACTGCGGATTTTCATCCAGTTGAAATTATTAGTTGTATCTTTAGACGATGTAATCAGGTTACACAGGGTGGAGCTGAATTTGACGGATGCTTATTTACTAATAGTGATGCTGCAGTTTCATTATTGGTTGAAAATTTAAATCTTATAACTAATTGTGATTTTATTAGCGATGGTTCAAACCATGCAATGGAATTAGATTCTAATCATGCAGGTGGCAGCTTTACCTTATTGAATTGTAATTATACAAATTATGCTGAAAGTGATGGTTCGTCTGGAAACGAATGTATTTATAATAATTCAGGTGGTCATGTTACTATAAATGTTTCTGGAGGTGAAATACCAACAATTAAAAATGAAACAGGATCTACAACCTCTGTTGTTGCTTCCATTATTTGGACGTTTGTAATAAAGAATCAAGCAAATGAAACAGTGACTGGTGCAGAGTTTAGAGTTTATAATTCTGGAACACAAACTCAAGTTTATGGAGTTGAATCTTCAGCGACTGGAACAGAGGTTTATAATTTTGATCAATCTTTAGCAGGAAATGCTGTTGATGTAGTTGTTCTCGATGTTCCAGACTATTTATACTTTAGACAGACCTTGTTAAGACCTAGTGGTAATCAAAGTACCACTTTGGTTTTAGCTGTAGATAGATGGTATTCAAATGAAATAACAACAAAAACTAGAACTTGGGGCGGTAGACCTAATGATGATTTTACAGGAGTTGTGGATACATATATTGATAATCAAAATCCAGCAACACCATATGGAAACAGTGTTGATTTAAAATTAGCATCAGATATAAGTGGTATTCAAGAAATTTTATTTAGACCAAATATAACAACCATTCCATTTGGAGCTACAATAAATTCAGCAAATCTATATCTTTATATCTATAGCAATACATATTTAATTACTAGAAGTCTTACTGCTTATCCATTAAAGAGAAACTGGGTCGAATCCGAAGCAACTTGGAATGTTTACTCTACTGGAAATAGCTGGCAAAGTGCTGGAGCAGGTGGAGCTAATGATAGAGGAACAGCAGATGCACCAACTACATCTATAACTAATGGACAGACTGGTTGGATTTCATTAGATGTTTCTGATAGTCTTCAAGATTATTTTGATGAGGTAATATCCGTCCATTATGGATGGTTACTTATACATGGTGGTGGTGGTTCAGGTGAAGTGGTTTTAATACATAGTAGGGAATATACAGTAGATACAAGTTTAAGACCATATTTAGAAATAAATTATACTACATAAGAAAGAACATATTATAAAGATTATTTACAAAGACATAAAATATAAATATGTTATTAGTATCTATATTAGGAGGAAATAAAAATGGCAAAGATAGTTGATCCAGATGATCTAAATCAAGAAACTGAGGTTTTTATTGATACAACTGCGCGAACTATTGCTTTAGTTGTAGCAGGTAATTTATCTACTGATGGTGTTGCGTTACAAACTTTTTATTCATTTTTAAAGGAGGAATGGAGAACAGATGCAAACTTAATTAAGTTTCCATTCCCAATGGTACCAATTACTGACGAACAGATGGACTTTGTTGATAGTTGGGATCTTCTTGATTCAGCTTCAAGATTGTTGATTCGAGATGGTGGTTGGTCTGTCCAAGGAGCTGCTTCTGAACAGGAGTGGATGAATGTTACAACACTTGGTGCGTTTGATGATTCTGGTGTTGACTTGGCATACTACATTCAGGCAGCTGATCAAACAAATGTTGCTTATTTTAATTTAACCGGTGAAGTAAACCAAGCTGTTCAAATTTATGGAGATGCTGATAATGGTAACTTTAATTATAGAAGTTACTTTAAGATTTTCCTAAGAGAAGAACAAAAAACTTATAACAGCTATAATCTATTGACAGAACAGAATTTATCAGTTCTGACATATAGAAAATATGCTATGCCTCTATCAAATGGAACAGATATTAAGGTAACACATACAGATGCACAAATTGAAGGGGATGCTCCAACATATGGTGGTATTACGGTTACGTATTATGGAACTCCACAAAGTAGAGTTATTAATGGTGTTCCTTATGATTTTAGTATCATCATTAATGCTAATAATAAGGCGAAAGAATATGTATATGAAAAAGTCCAGTATTTGTTGAGACAACAAGCAGATATTGACTCTGGTGATGGTTTCTGGTGGGGTCAAACAGCAGATGAGATGCTACAGTTTATTGGTGATGATCTATATACTAAACTTACATCTCTTGGTGGTGTTTATATTGATAATTATATTGTTGGCGATACAAACTCATTATTCTTTGCTGATGATTCATTTCTTGGAACATATAGAGCTCACGCTTTTATTGCCACTGGTTCAATTGCATTTAATGATAATATCCAGGATGATGCTGATGCTAAATATTGGATGTTTTTCACAAGTACACCAGCTGGAAATTATGGTACAGAGAATGCTATTATAGTTGAAGATGCTACTGCTGTTCAAATTACGGGAGATGTTAATGCACAAGCATCTATTGATTTTACATTTGACTATGATAATAATGCACAGGGATCAAGAACTCCTGTAACAGATGCTGCTGTAACAGTTGTTGCTATTGGATTATTGACAGCACAGTTTGTTAAGGTAACATCAACTCTTGTTAGAAGTAAAACTAATAATATTTCTGTGGTTGCACCACTGGAAAGAAACTACAGTAATCCAACATAAGCGAATAGGTGAATTTGTAGGGTCTCTATTATTGAGGGGATTAAGTTCCCCTCAATGGCCTAAAATAAAACAAGAGGAGAAATCAAATGGCAGATGTTACCTTTGATGGTACAGCAAGATTAATTATTGTTAATAATGGAATAACAGAACTCGATGTTGCTGACGTATACTCTTGGTGGAAGGAATGGGTTTTAGAATCAGATAATGCAAAGTATTTAAGTGCATTTAGAACGACTGGAGGTGACCCTATTTCAGGGACTTTAAATATTTCAGCATATTTTTTCTTAACCAATGGTTGGAGAATGAGACCAGATGAAGTTGATCATACTCTAACTGTGAATGGTAATTTATATGTTGAAGGAGGTGTGGATTTTCCATTTGTTACAACTATAGATCCATGGACAGTTTTAGTTACTCTACAAGTTTCTCCACAATCTCAAAGAGTATCTACTGGAATTGGAACTGTTGAAGAAGTTCAACAAGCTGTCTGGTCTAAGGATTTGGCAGATTATGAAAGCGACGATGATACCGCTGGTCAGGATATTAAGGATATCAAGCGTAATACTGGTTTAATTCCAGCTACATTATAAGGAGTTTAATATGCTACAAGGAATTCTCAATCAACCTGTATCTGAACACTTTACAGTTGCAGATGAGAATGGCAATTTAATTCCTGGTATTCCTCCAGCTCAATTTACTCTCTATGTTTATAATCCAGTAGGTAGTGAAGTATCTGGATCTGTGTCAGGCACAATAATAGAACTAGGAAGTGGAAATTATAAATATGTATTTACACCAAATTCGGAGGGCACCTGGTATGTCAATACAACGCATCCAACTTATTTTCCTTGGGGTAAATCGGATGATGTTCAAGTATTTAATGGAGATTTATCAACAATTTATGATGCTGTTTCAAAGACCCTCGGTCTCTCGCATCATAATATGTATATAGATGATCCAACCTATGATGAGTATGGTAATATGATTTTAGCAAGAGTGAGAACATATTCAAATCCTGCATCTGTTGGAACATCAAATGATATAATTGAGACATATAGAATTACAGCAGATGGAACCGAATGTGGAAAATTCAACTACTGGCAACAAATTGTAGGAGTGTAAAATGTCTGTAAGCATTGCAACTGGCGGAATGTTTAGGGATTGTTGCGGTGGCGGAGGAGGAACTGGATTCGGTGGAGGAGCACCAGCTGTTGGTCAATTAGCTGAGAAGCAAAGATTTGCGGTTAAGGTTGATAAGGTTTATTTTAGAGATGTTAAAAGTAAAGATAAAGATTTAAAAGTTTTAGTTAAGCAAATTACGATGAATGATTTTTAAGAGGAAAATAAAATGTTATATTTAAACCCAGGTAAAGAAAAGATCTTGACATTTGAAGTTGAATTGTCCGGTGCGAATTCCTCAGAAATTAATGGTTTTGTTAGATTCTTTATTTCAGAAGAAGTTCAACTTGGATTTCCAGTTGTTGTTGGTGATAGTCAAATACAGGCAGTGATTGCTCCATTAAAAAATCTTGTTAAGAAAAGTATTAAAAACGGAACAGTGTTTGAAGCGCAACTTGATTTATATACAGAAGATCAAGATTACTTTAGTCCTTGGAAGGGTGAGATTGAAGTAAAAATGCCTGTTACAATAGAAGCTAAAATAGCTGGTGAAGGTGGAGAAAGAAAACCAGGTGTAAAAATTAAATCTATTTCAGAATCAAGTGAAAAGGCAAAGACAAAAAAGGAACAAATTGTTGAGGAACGTCTGAATAAATATAGAAATGTTAAAACATCAAATGTAAAGACCAAACCAAAAAGCGTTAGCAAAAAGCATACGGTTGAAGATCTTAAAAAATATGTTAATGAAGATTTTATCTATAAATATATGGCAAGGGTAGGAACTGGGAATAAACGGATTCAAGAGATTGTATATGAACAAGCTGTGAATGCTGCAGCAAGTGGAGACCAATATAAAGTTTTAAAAGAAGTTGTGAAAATACTTGGTAAAAAAATACCAAAATAAAAGTGAGGAAGTTCATATGAAAAAATTATTTATAGTATTGTATTTAAGCGTATTATTAGTATCTTGCATGGGAAACCAAAAAGTAGGAGTAACACCATGCATTGTTGACAAACCTGATGGAGCTCAACTTTCATTAGTTGAGTTTTGTGCTGATGTTAAAATGTTTGGTAGGACGAGTTACATTTGTAGTCTACAAGAAGATTATAAGTTTGACCCTTGTATTATTCATAGAGGTATGGAAGTGGTATCCAAAGAAGGTTTGATATTAGAAGGATATACATTTCAAGAATTTGAGGCGTGGGCACAATATACTAAAGATCGTGTTAAAAATGGCATAACATATGGGGATCTTAAAACTATTGTTTTAGCTCAATTCACTAAGATAAATAAAATGGTAGGATCTCAAGTTTTTCTTTTTGGTGATATGTTTTTACAACTTCCGCAAGACAAGTTCATTCCAGATGATGATATTATACTTGTAGTATCAAGTATAGATGACCTTGTATCCGAGGTTAGGGGGTTGAGTATATGGGTGGATTAAATTGGGATGCTGAAAATCTTAGTCAATATTATATTTATCGTGGTTTAATGGGTAATGGAGATCTTGTAGAATTTACTACTTATTCAAGAATTGGAAGTATGATAAGAGGGATAACAAAAAAGGATGTTAATCACACTGGCATTGTGTGGTGTGTTCAAGAGTTTGAAGATATTAAAGATAGAAGATTTGTAATGGAAGCATTATCTCGAGGTATCGAAATAAACTTATTATCAGACAGATTAAAAAATTATAAGGGAAGTGTATATTGGCACTCATTAAAAAAAGAATTTGATGAGTACCGAGATAAGATTGCAAGTATTTGTCTTTTAGCAGAGGGGCGAACAGAAGAAATAAGATATGATTATATATCATTGATTAAAAATATGTATAAAAAAGTAAATGTTGATGTATCAAAATATAGCTTTTGTTCTGAGTTTGTTCAATGGGTATTAGAGGAAGCTGGGGTATTAGAGAAACAAGAAACAGCTTTGAGACCGGGTGAATTTGACTCGCTTAACATTTATAAACCAAGAATTCAAATTTACTCATGGAAAGACTAATGAGATTATCAATTATTATATTTTGTATATATTCAATCATATTTTATTTTTTAATTTCTTCTTGTACATTTAGACACTATGAGGTTTATTTCAACTATTATGTTGGTAATAATAGATATGCAGAAAAAATTACAGATAAGGATGTTGAACTTATTAAGAGATCGATAACTGATATAGAAAAGCAAGTTACTAATATTCCACCTGGTTCTGGAAATTTAACTATTTATATTCAAGCGGAAGTGCCAAAACATATACAAACAGATGCTAATTTAGATGCATCAGTGCCTCTAGTGGGGAAATGAAAAATGGAAAATGTAATAAATGAAATTACGTCAATAATTGCACCAGCTCTAATTACAGCGATTGGAATATTAATAACGTGGGGATTAAATGAGTTAAGAAGATTTGTTAAAAACAAAACTGATAATAGAGAAATTGATGCTGCATTTGATCAACTTGATAAGATAATAAAGGGTACGGTCATCAAAGCTGAACAAGTAATGAAAAAATATGGAGCAGATGGTAAAATTACTGAAGATGAAGCAAGAGAGATAAAGAGATCTGTAGTTGCTGATATTAAATGCCAGTTGCCATTATCAACAGAAGTTTTTTTAAAGAAAGTTATAAATGATGTTGATGCTCTAATAGATACAAGAGTTGAAGTTGAAGTTTATAAATTAAAAGAAGCTAAAAAATTATAAAATGTTTTGTGGAGGATATTAGACATGAATACAGTTGATTTAAAAATACTTGCAGGTGCTGTCATTGTTGAATGTAAATTAGATAAGCAATCCAAAGGACAGCTATTAGAATGGATTCAAAATGAAGCATCCAAAGTTGATGTTATGGGATTTCTTTTAGATGGCAGAGTTCAACATTTTGAAGGATATTCTGAACAAATAGTTGTAGATAGATTTGAAGCACATGAACTTAGTGAAGGATGGGGAAAAACAATTCTTGGTATGTTTATATTAAGTCCAGTAGGTTGGGTTGCATATAGACTAATTAGAGCTGTCTTTTCTAAATCTTCTAGAAAATGTGGAGTTTTATCTATTGGAAAACCAAGGGATTTGTGTTTTATAAGAGTTAAAATGACAAAAGCAGAAAAATTGTTAAGTCTATTTAAGAGAGAATTAGCAAATTGTTCTAAATCCAAAAATCCTGATAAGTGTAAAGCTAAAGGTAGCGCTCAAATTGATAAATATTCAGCTGAATTAAGACAACTTCAAGCAAGAATACAAGATATGAAAGGAAGTGGTGGTGGAGTTGAAGTTAGTGCTGGAGGAGGAGCTACTATAAAAACAGGATGATGAAAGGAAATATTAATGGAGTATCCAGAGAAAATTATTGAATTGTTAAGTAATAATATGACAGAAAGATCATTTAAGTTATGGCAAGGAATCAATTCTATGATTCCAGATACTTGGAGTAGACCAACTTCATCAACGAACAAGTATCATAAAAAATTGAATGGTGAAGTTCCCACAAATGCAGAACATGTTTATGAGATGCTTTATACAGCAGTTAAGATTTTAAGATTATTTGAAATTAAATTGAAAACATCTGATTGCGATAAGTTGTTATTTGCAATATCTTTACATGATATTTTAAAATATGGAAAGATGGGCGATCGAAAACATACAGATATAAGTCATGATAAAGAAGCTGCTGATTTAGTTAGTAATAATAAACAAACATTTTTAGAAATATTAACTGAGGAACAGTTTGCAATTATGGAAGAATGTATGAGATTTCATAGTGGGAGATGGAGTACAAATGTTTTAAAAAATAAACCCTTTTCCTTTAAAGATTATAATCCAGAAACTCTCTTTGTACATATCCTTGATATGATGAGCGCAGCTGATTTAATTCAGACTGATGTGAGGCAATAAATGACATTAGCATCTACTATACTTGTAGGAGAGTTACAAGCGTGGTCTCATTCCTTTATATTAGGTTCAACAATAAATAAGAATGCGGTTCCTTTGCCGGTTGATATTGGGGATGTCTATTTATCGCCTAACTCATTCATAGCTCTTCTTTTTAATGATGATTATGATACGGTTACTTATCCAAATTACAAATATTTATATAAAGAAGAAAGTATTTCTTGTTGGCCAAGTACAGTTAAAAATCGAATTATGATTTATCCAATATCAGCTAAGTATCTTGTTATAGATGATGATGAAGGAACAAATGTATTTACTTTACAATCTGATGATTTTTCTTTATTGGATGCCTTATTGTCTTATAGAGGAGATTCAACCGGAGTAATAATTGTTGATTCAGTCACAACTTATTTTGATTCAACTGCAAATATTTTATATGCGACTTATAATAATTTATCAACTATTTTATCAAAGCTAATTTTTTTATATTTAGATTTAAAACTTAATGACAACTATTCTAATTATAACAATACAACATTAGTATCAAACGGAACTATTTTAGAAACTCTCTATGAAATGTATGTTATGGATCAGTATTTTGATTTTATGAGTCTTAGAGAATCGGATATTACCACGTTTGACTAAGAGGAGATAAAACTTGTTTACAGTAGACAACTTTTGGGACATATTATCTGCGGCAAGTGGAGACACTGTAGCTGGTATGACTAATGTTCTCGATTCTCTTGCTAAAGATTCTAAAGCAAAAGCTGGATTGTATTTTGACTTTGTTCTTGGTGGAGCTCCTCCTAGTAGTTCAGATGACTGGTTACGTTTGAGAAGTTTTTTACTTGATTGGTATGCAGCACATCAAACCATTGCTTCTGCAAGTTCTAAAATAACAAATGTTGAAACTCTTTCTAATCCTGATCTTGATGAATTATTTAGAAGTTTTGGTTTTAATCATTCTACACAATTAAAAGGACCTGACGATAATCCTATTGATTTAAAAATTAATTTCTTTTTAGATCTTGTTAATTTATATAAGAGAAAAGGAACACCACAAGCAATAGTTGAAGTATTACAATATTATGGTGTTACAAAAGTAGATATATATGAATTTTTTATAAAATTAGAAGCAGTGGACTCTTTAATTTTTGAAGGAACTGCAATTGCTGGAACAACAACAAATCCTTCCAAACTTACATTTGATTATGATAGATTAACTGCTAATGATCCTCACTGGTTATATACTCAAGATCAAATATTACAACTTCAACAAATAAATGATATTAACTTACCATCTAAAACTCCTTATTTGGGAATTCGTCCAGTAGCTTCAATTGATGGTCCTGAAATTGGAATTCTTATAAGACTTGTACAAGATCAATTTCAATATTATTTAGATAATGGTGTAGTCCCAACAGCTAATGCTGAAGTTAGTGAAATAGGTGAAGTTGTTTCTTTATTAGAACTTTATTTATCAATCGTATATTTATTTAATAAACAATACAACGTTGGTCAAACTGGAGATAGTTTTATATGCTATGATGGAACTTCAGTAGCAAATGTCACTGATATAATAGATGAGTTTGAAATTGCAACTGCTAGACCAATAGATAGATCAGGAATTATATCTGGTCTTACAACATTTTATGATGGATTTACGAGAGAGAATCCAAGAAACTTTTTACAAAATAGATTAGATGCTGAAATGTTTCTTACATTAATAAATCCTTCATTGAAGAGTGCATTAGATTCTACCACATTAACAGATTCGGAGTTAATGTTTAGTTTAATGAAAGACCTTTCATCTTGGGTTCGTATCAACCTTGGATATGGTTTTGTTAATATGGGTTTTATTATGTTTGGTATAGATTCATTCTTTGAGGATCTTAAACCTGTTATTAACTTTTTCAAACCATATAGAGCAAGATTATTATTACTTGAGTTGTTACAAATTGATAACCCTTTATTTAATACGATTATTGTAGAGGATTATGCTGAAACTCCAAGAGTAGAATTTCCTATTTATGATTGGGTAACAGGAGATGGTAATCCTTGCTGTACACATGAGAATATTGATGCAACTGATAGTTGTACAATTTGTTTGAATGATTCAACTACCAGTTTATTTTATCAAAGAGAAACATATGATTGTGATTCTTATTTTGATATTGGTGCTGTAACAGATATAAGACAGACTGATTTCTTTCCATTTATAGAGGAAATTCGATATATAAGATTAGTATGTATCCCACCAGATTTCGATTCAACTGCTATTGTTTATAATGAGGTAACAGGAGGTGAGCTAATTGCTGATGGCACATCTACATTGGTAGTAGATAGTACGTCTGTAGGAATCATTGCTGAACCACGATGTACAGATTCTACAGATGTACTGTTAATATATACACATCCTTCTTTTGAAGGGTGTTCAGATTCAACAAATTATATAGTTTTGTATGAGGAAGTTACGACTGGAGGATTTGCAAATTTTGATGAACCCGGTACGTTTGATTGTATGTCGGGATTTGATCAAGCTAGGATACAAATACAGGTTCTTGCTAGTAGCTCATCAAGCTCTGTCTCTTCATCTAGTAGTTCAAGTTCCAGTTCTTTATAGAACCATAAAAATATAAACCAATGAATTTTTATTACAAAGGAGCATAATATGAATATTGGAAATGTGCCAGTAAAAGAACTTTTACTTGTGCTATACGGAGGTTTATTTGGTTGGGTGTTAGGTAAATTTCCAGTTAAATGGATCTATGGAGTTTTAGCTATTGCAATATTATTAACAATTGTTTCTGTACTTAAATAAAGTTTAGAAAAAAAAGAGAAGTGATATAAGGTTAAAACAATCGAATATAATATTTTGTCACTTCTCTTCCATTCATAGTTTACATAAATATCACCCCCTTATAGTTAGTTTTAAAATCAGAGCAGGAGAGATCATCCTTACTGGGATAGAGTCCGGAGATGATCGCTCCGAATACCCCCACCAGCATAGGTCTCCTGCTCTGAAGTCGGAGCGCATAGTTTTATAAAAAACAGCGCAACTCCTACCTTATCAATTATTTATATATATAGCAGAATCGTATTTAAATAATTAGAACAAATAAATGTAAGCAATAAATAAACCAACTGACTTTAAGCAAATCCGAGGTCTTAGTCAGTGACCTGTTAAAAGGAGGAAGTAAAATGACATATAAAGATCAGTTAGTAGCAGAACTCAAATTGAATGGTAAAATTCTTCGAATAAAGGATGATACTGTTTACCTACCTTTTGGATCAGAGTATTCCATATTATTAAAAAATTTGAATACTCGTAGAGCATCCATTAAAATTGAAATTGATGGGCAGGATGTTTTAGACAATAATGCTTTAGTCATTGATCCAAATACAACCACTGAATTGTCTGGTTTTTTGAAAGGAACAACAGCTAGGAATAGATTTAAATTTATTCAAAAAACAAAACAAATTCAAGAGCATCGTGGCGATAAGATTGAAGATGGTTTTATAAGAATTGAATTTGCATTTGAAAAACCAGTTGCTGAACCCTGGATTGTTAAAACTATTAATGAAGTACACCATCATTATGATAGTCCTATTAAGTATACTCATTATGGTTCTGTAGGAGATTGGACTTACAATTCAAGTGGAGATGCTGATAGATCAGTAATAAGAGGTATGTCTGATATTAGATCATTTAATTGTAATGTTGAAGATCTTGGAGTAACACCTGCCCAGGATGAAGGAATTACTGTAAAAGGATCTCAAATTAATCAGGATTTTAATTATACTTCAATGGGTAAATTAGAGGATCCAAAAGTTATAATTATTAAACTTTGCGGTTTAACAAATAGTGGTGGTCAAGTTAATCAACCATTAACTATCAAAGCTGTACTTACGTGTTCTATTTGTGGAACAAAGTCCAAATCATCAGCTAAGTATTGTTCTAATTGTGGAACTTTTTTAGAATAATAAAGAATTCCCGTGGCTGGGATAAAGGGTGCAGTTTTTAGGAGTAGATAAAATATGCTCTGCTTCGCTGCATCCTTTTTTTCGTTTTAGTTTCTAATCTTAAAAGATTTTTAGAACAAAATACAAACTTTGTACGCTATTGTCAGTAAACATAAAGGGAAATTTATTATGGAAAAAAAGGTAAAAACAACTATAGTTGAAGTCCATGATCATTATGGCGACGAATGTTTAGGAGACTCTGTTAATAGAAATATGAGTTCCGAAAGAAGACCAATTGGTGAGGTTCATATTTTTGAGGTGGACGAAAATGGGAAAAGACAACTTGTAAGAAAAAATAATTTAGTTGTTTATAATGGAAGAGAAATACTTGCTCAAATGCTAATAAAACAGCATAATCCAGATGCTTCAGCTACTTCTAAAAATGCAAAAGATCATTTTCTCTGCTGGTTTGGTTTAGGCGATGGTGGAGTCTTACCAGCTGATCCATTAGATCCTGTTCCACCAACATTGCTCAATACGGATCTTAATTCTCCTATTTTGATCAATGCAACTGATTCAAATTTAGGAGAGAGTGGGTATAAACATCCATTTGATCAAATTGAATATGAAAGAGATCCATTGAATGATGATAAATGGTTAATATTAAAAGTTACAGTTACTATCGGAGTTGATGATGCAAATGGTGAACAAATGAGTGAAGCAGGTTTATTTACTGCTACTTCAAATGCTGGAGGTTGGGCGGGTGATTTTTTCTTATTTGCAAGAATTACTTTTTCATCAATTGTAAAGACTTCTGATAGAAGACTAGTTTTTGTGTGGTATCTTTATGTTTAACTGTAAAATATGTGATAGAGAGTTTGTTAAAATAAAATCTTTACAAGCTCATTTTAGTCAATCACATAAATTACATTAAGAAAGATAATAGAAGAAGAAATTTGGTTTATTTGTGTATTAGTTGTCATGTGACTACTAATGGTAGTAGAAATATTTGGAAAGGATATTTACGTGAGTTAAATAGAGAAATTGTTAGAACTAAGAATCTATCGAGAAAGGTTGTTTATAAAGTTGAAAAAAATCTAAATTTAGAATATAAACAAATAGTTATAGGTAGGAGGATTTAACTCATGTCAAATGTGAGCCCAGGCGTTTATACCAAGATTATTGATCTCTCTGCTTTTGTGCAAGCTGTACCGTCAACCATTGGTTTTCTGTGCGGTTTTACACATAAAGGTAGAGATAATGAATTACTATTTTTAGGTTCAAGATCTGAACTAATTTCAGAATTTGGTGAACCGAATATTGTTGACTTTGGAAAGAGTTATGGACAAGGTCCATATGTAGCATATAATCATTTAGGAGAATCTGGAGCGTTATTTTGGATTCGTCTATTACCAGATGATGCTACTTACGCTAATTTTAGAATTGATAATCAATTGGTTGGTGATGGTACTTCAGTAACTTCAATCACTTATGTTGATAGTTTAAATACAAAAGGTGAGATTACAACAAATCTTGAAGTTGATGGTTTAAAAAATCCAATTGCATTCTTAAGACCAATTGGAAGAGGTGATTATTATAACTCTTTAGGAATACGACTTACTATACACTCAAACCCAACGATAGATGGAGTTTATGTTCTAGATATATATGAGAAGCAGTCGGATGATGATGATGTTATAATTGAATCATTTGAAGTTTCATTTGACCCGAATGCTGTAGATTCAGCTGGTGAGTCAGTTTTTATTGGATCTGTTCTTGAAACATATTCATCTGTTTTAAGAGCGGATATGGAACTTGCAAGTGGAGCTTATACAAGTGGTTATGAACAAGCAGTTAAAACTTATGATAAAGATATTGGAACAACAGTTGTTGTAAAAACATCTGGTTCCGCAACAATTACAGATAATAAGCAAGACTTTTCTGAATGGGAACCTGCTGTAGCAGGGACTGCATCTTATGTAGTTATTGCAAAAGATGGAAGAGGAAATGAAATCTATGGATGGTTAGGCGACTCATCAGGTGTTGATGGTGAGACAATGGAAGTCTGGTCAACCAATGATTTAAATACAGCAATTCAATCCTGGGCAACGGATTCAACATCTTCAGATTTTACATCTTTTGATACTGATTCATCAATTACATATACAATTAAGAAATCATACTCAAATATTGCTAGTGCATTTAGTTCATCTGAACCAAAACCTTTAAGAAAAGGTTCTGAAGGATCATTGTGGAAACTTGATAGAAGTCTTAATACTGATACTTCTGGAGTTTGGGCAGCATCTTCAGCACCAACTTTACTTGAACAAGGTTATACAGGAATTCTAACAAATCCGAATAATGGAAATTATGTGGATGAAGTCCTGGATACAGAAAATACTTATTTCTCAATTGTGTATGATGCTGGTTATCCATCAGATACAAAAACAGCTATCAGCACACTTTGTTCGACTAGAAGAGATTGTGTTGGCATCCTTGATAATGGAGATAATGTATCAGTAACAGCTGCATTAGCAACACGAACAAGTAGTCATCCATATAATAATTATTATGTATCATTATATGAATCATATAGTAAAGTATCTGATCCATTTACAGGACAAGATATTTGGTTCTCACCGATTTATCATATGTCATACTTGTTACCAAGAAATGACAATATTGCACAGCTTTGGTTTGCAGCTGCTGGATTTAATAGAGGTGCAATAGATAACATTAAGGAGCTTAGATATAATCCACGTCTTGGACAAAGGGATCAGATGTATCTAAAACAACTAAATCCAATTGTTCAATTTTCAGCGGGTTATGTTGTTTGGGGACAATTGACCGCTCAAGCTAAAGCAAGTGCATTACAAGATTTAAATATTGTAAGACTTGTTTTATATTGTAAGAGAGCACTTGAGCAATTCTGTAGATATTTTATCTTTGAACAGAATGATCCTATTACCTGGGGTCAGGTGGGAGGAGCAATAACAGAGTTTCTAGAGGTTATAAAAAACAAACGAGGTCTTGATTCATATTCTATTGATGTTGGGGCAACGGATTATGAAAGAAAGACAAAGACTTTTCATGTTAATGTAACCTTGGAACCAACCAGAGTGGTTGAGAAAATTGAGTTGAACTTTTTCATTAAGTAAATCTGAGTAAAAAAAGGACTGACTTATGCATCTAGTCAGTCCTTTTTTCGCTGTTGTTTAATCGAGTTCGGTAATTTCGATTAAGGTTCTCTGTCGATCTAATTCAATATCATCCAATATTAAAAGATTTTTAATAACACTTTCCATATAATATTTACCATTCTGAATTAGAGGAAAGATATTGACTATATGAATGGTTATATCCAATTCTCCTTTTTCAATGGTGTGAATAAATTTTTTAAATCCTTCCCTTTTATTACTAGGATATGTTAACTCTTCAAAACTAAATCTCTTGAATGAAGTAACTACTAATCCTAATTCATCAAGACACATTAAATATGCAGCTGCAGAAGCTACTGCTTGTATTTCTCGTTGATAATTTTCTGCTAATATTGCTGAAATTCTAAGATAACCTGTTGTTTTAATAACTGCATTTGTCTTGTTAATTATTTCAAGAGAAATAAGTTTGGGATAATCAAAAATACCCATTCTTTCTCGCATTGTCATGTGATCTTCAATAATAAAATCTTCTGGTATACCAACAAAGTCTGTTATATGTATACCCACAGTAATTCCTCATTTCTTATGATCATAGTAATTCCTCTTTTTCAATGTTAATTTATTTAAAACCCAATTGAACAACTGGTTGAATCTTTAATTAATTTTTTTCTAAAGTATTAATGGGTAAGTTTGATTTTGGTTTAATAAATTCTTTATCTTTATAATAATCATTGTAATAAAATATTCGTTGAACTGCTGATATTATAACTAAGGCAAGTAAGAGAGGTCTGTTTATAAATAGAAGCAATAAAATAGGAATTGCTAAAATTAATACTCTGTTTATCTCATTAGTTTCATCCCATTTTTGATTAGCTTCTTGTAATACATACTTAAGTTTTTCATAAATCATTTTATCCTCCTAAATTATGGGTTAAAAATATAGAAATGATCATCTTTCAATTATTAATATATATAGATCTATTTTTTTAAACGAGATGTGGTCATTTTGTTAGAACAAAATATAAAGTTGATATTCACTCATGGAGCATTTGAATTTATGAATATTTCAAATTATTTAGAAAAAATACAAAATAACGAATCTATTTTTGCTATGGGTTCTGTTATTAAGAAAAAGAAACGTATTAAATATTTCTCGGAAAAAACTGGTGAGTTTAAAATTAAACGAGCGATGATTGACTTTGATGCTACTATACATAAGTATTCAAAAGGTTATCAAGATGGATCAATTTATGATGATCCATTTGATGGTGCAAGAGAGACAATAGATTGGTTGAAAGATTTGGGGTTTGAAATTATTATATTTACAACTCGAGCTTCAAAAGAAAATGCAGAAGAAATGGGTGGAGATCATTTAAAAGAAATAAAAAATATTGAAAATTATCTAAGTGATCATAAAATTTATTTTGATAGAATTACTTCAGACAAGTTGGGAGCCAATTTTTATATTGATGATAAAGCAATTACAATAAAAAATGGAGATTGGAATTCTGTTAAAAAAGCTATTAGATTGAAAATGAAAGTTTAATTTTGGAGGTATTTTAAAATGGGCATTAAAAATTCGTTTGCGAAAGTGCCAAATAATAGATTAACTAGAGACTTTGGAGGGACAATTGCTGGAGTGGCAGATCCCTATTTAACTGGTTATCATTTTGTATATTTTGCTGGTATTCCAGTTGCTCTTCCAAAGTATGCAGATAATCTAACAACAACTGAAATTAGTAATATTTTAGCAGCTTCATGTTTATCGGTTACACCTCCTGGTGGGACTCTTAATAAAGTTGAGTTTACAGGACTAGGTGGAATTAAATGGTCCGTTCCGGGAAATATTGATTATGGAAATTCTGTTTCTGTAAAATTTCTAGAATTCAATGGGACTCCAATTCTAAATATTTTTCATGGTTGGATAAAAATGATAAGAGATTATCGTTCTGGTGTTTCCAATCTAGTTGATGGTGAAGCTCTTAATGGTTATACTAAATCAACTTATGCGTGTGTAATGTATTATTGGACAACAGCACCTGATGCAGTAACAGTAGAATATTATGCAGCATATGATGGTGTATTTCCTACAAAAGATCCACAAGATCTTTTTACAAGTGATGTCGAAACAGTTGGAAGACTCGATGTTGAAATGGAATTTAATTGTGATTATGTATGGCATGAGTCTTGGGTTAAAGAGAAATGCCAAAGTCTAGCAGAAAATGTATACTCAATTAAAAAGGACGTTATTGAAAATTATGGTGGCATTATTTCGTCATCAACATAATAGATTGATTGATCTAGATATGCCACTTCCTAATAGAAAAATGTTATTTGGTAGTGGCATATTTTTTAATAAATGAGAATTGAAAGGAGATAGATGTTATGTTTAAAGGGTTTGATATAAAATATCCGGAATATGAAATAGTAACACCTCAAACAAATTTGTCATATCATGTTAGATCATTAAATGTTCAAGAGGAAGAACGTCTTAAAGCAAGCGTTTTAACACCAACAAAAGCTAATGATCATCTAAACAAATGTATTTTTGATTCATTTGTCAAAAAACCAGATAGTATCCCAAATTATGATACTTGGTTGAAGATGACAACTTTAAAAGATAGAGATGCTTTGTTATATGGTTTATATCATATCACCTATGAGGATATTAGAAATTATGATATTACCTGTGGAAGTTGTGGTCAAAGTTATGCTGTAACAGTTAAAGCATCTGAAACATTTAGTATGAACTCTTATCCAGAAGAAAATATTATTGAAAAAGAGTTTGATGTTGAGTTACCAACATCGAAAACTGTATTTGCAACTATAAAGCAACCTACTCTTTGGGATGAAATTATGGCTCTTAAAACTCAAAGAGGTAATAAAGAATTAGATATATTCACTGAAACTTTAATTATTAAAAAGTTATTTCAAACTCCTGAAGCTGGTGGGGATAGTGTTGTTTATTCTGATAGAGAAGATATTATTGATGCATATAGATCTCTAGCTTCTAAAGACAAAAGATATATTTATGCAGAATATAAAAAGGCATTTGGGCAGTATGGAATCGAATTAAATATGTTAAGTAATTGCCATCACTGTGGATATGAGGAATTAATAAATATAGATTTAGTGGGCAATTTTTTTCGAATGGTGTACTCGCTATGATTTAGTAGACGAGTACATATCCCAACTTGAAAAAAATATTTTCTCATGCATGGAAATGAGTAAACAATCATATGTTGACATTGTTGCAATGCCAGTCCAGAGATTTTACTCTTATTTAAAATGGAAGAGTGATTTAGAAGAGGAAAAGAAAAAAATAATTACTGAAGAAATTGTTAGTGGATTAAAGAGTTAGAGGATGAATAATGCCAAATTTATTAGATAGATTTAATGCTGTAGTTACTGGAGGTGAAAGTAGATTATTGGACTTTCTACCAAAAATAACTGCAGCAGGAGATTTTCAAAAAATTAGTAATTTAAATGTAATTATTTCATCATGGAATAATATTTTAAGTACACCAAGAAGAACACATCTTCACGATCCTGAATATGGAAGCGATTTACATCTAATGGTATTTCAACCTATTGATGATCAAACCGTTGATGAAATAAAAAGAGAAATTGAATATAGAATACAAAAATATGATAATAGAGCTCTTATTCAAGATATTTCAGTTAGATTACTTTCTAATAAAAAAGGATTTGAAATTGATATCTTAATTAAATATGAAGGAGAGCAAGGAACTTTATCTTTAGGTTTTGATGATTCCACAGGTAGAATAACAGGATAAAAATAATGCAAAAATATGAAAGAATATATGACTATATTCATGAGTATCAAGGATTAGTTTATGACTTTTATAGTAAACATTCGGTTGCTTTTTTAACTACTTATTATCATATTGATACCGATGAAACTATTTGGGAAGATGAGAATGTTTTTGCTGGTTCATATGATAGAGTTGGTGAATATTCAGGAGTTAAATGGAATAAAATTTTATTGCTTCCTGTTTTTTATATTGATGAGATTAGTACCCCAATGGATGGTCAAGACATTGGTTATGTCAAAGAGAATAATACTACATTTGTTATTCCAAGCACATATGGAATAATTCCTCTACCAAATGATAAAATTAAATTAGAACAGGATTATTTAAGACCTACTAATAATGTGTATCCTTTATATAATGTTGGTGGTGTAGAAAAATCTGTAAATGCTGATAGAC